GGACGATAAAGGCAATTCGACACTCACACCAACACCTCCATTACAATTAACCATACTTGATGTCAAAACATCATCTGATATAGCCCAGTGTTTATAAAGCGAAGCATCACGCACCAAATAATTGCTCCCATGCGCCCAGCCCACTTCCATAACATATTCACGTTCTTTGGATATATCCAAAATATACGAATATGTAGTATTCGTATCTCTCTGCCATGCTGCTAATGCAGCACCACCAGTGGACATTGCATTTGGATCATAAACTATACGCAACTTACCTTTATGAAAGGCTGACGCAACAACTTCAAAACGTATTTTCAACGTACCACGCCAATACTTAAATGGCAAAGTTGCATGCATTAATGGAGACATATCATATGTATTATTTACATCCGCACCAGGATGCAAAGTTGGGGTAACCCCCGTACGTATTAACCCCACACGATTGGCCTGAGAAGGCGACCATGTAGTAGTAGTGACGTACGCTTCACGTTGTACAATAGTTTTCAAAGCCATATCATCTTGTCCAGCATATCCTGTAACATAAGGATCTATAGTGACTTCATTCATGGAATCTAATCCTAATTTCGTGCATGTATCCTTAAAATTGTAATTTGACAAATTACCAACTGGTCTATTTTGCATTGCTGCTTCTTCTTTGACGACTGAAGGCCTGGAATAACCAAAAAGTGTGGCAACACTTGCCGTCACATTACATATCATTTCCGATGCCCGAGCATACCTACCAACTATAGGTATTGACTTCAATGGTGCCATCATATTAGCTATAGTCGTTGCAGTACCACTAACAATTGGTTGAGAAAATTCCGATCCTGATTGAATATCATTGGGCAATGCAGTAGGAATCATTAACTTATAATCTTTCATCCATGCATAAATCACAATATTAAGATCATCAGTCGTAGTACCTACAGTTTTTAAATCATTCATTGAATTAACATGAATATTAACAATATTAGCAACTCCCGCATTCGATAACTCAATAGCACTATTGGGGTGAAACAATGGTACTTCTAAGCAACCTGCAGTTGCAGTAGTGGGATCCACACAAATATGAGGCAATTGTGAATGTTGGACAATAGTTAAAGATTGTCCCGTCCCCTGAACACTAAATTCTGGCCAATGATCAACACTAACTAGAACTTTACCGTAATGAAAATTAGTACCATTCACTACGACTTTTATGCACATAGTCCCTGATATCCACTTATAGTTACTTATACGTGCTGCAACAGCATCATTAAATAAAAAATTTCGTAATGGATCAAAACTATAACTCAAAGGTGACCCTGGTGGCCAAGATTCCGACGAAACGCGTACTGGGCGTTTCAAAAAATCATTTAATTCATCTCCTGACCCTTTTATCATATCAAACGTGTCATCTTGATAACTAGCAACTCCAGTTGAAAAACCATCGTCCATTAAGGCAAAATTCAACACTGCAGCACTAGCGGCACTCGCTTCCTCAGTATACACTCCCGAATGTAGAGTGTATAATCCAACGTTTAAATCGTTGGCAATTCCCATGTTTAAGAGTTGGGCTTTCTCTATTATATTATTTTCTGTAAATTTGTTCTGCCGTTTATGTAATAAATCTCCCCGTGTGACAGCATAAGGAGACACTTGAATAGGATGTACCGTACATCCCATTTGTTCTACTAAACCATCATCAAGCCAAGCCTCGGTAGGCTGGTAAACCAATGCTGATGGCATTTCTACACCTCGATACTGGTGTAGCCAAATAGACACTCTGTGTGTGTAAGTCATTCCGAGAGCCAGAACACGCAAGCGGTGTTTCTTGCACACAGTAATAAAAATGTCTAAATGCTTATTATAAATATCTTCACCATGAAAAAATAATTCATGCAAAGCTCCGGTTATAACTCCGGACAAAATATCTGCTTCCAAATATTTTTTTCCCTTAACACAATACAAAGATTTATAAATCGATGATAATGCTAAGGCGCCCACATGCACACCCAAATCTTCAGAAAATACACTCTTCCGTTTCAAAAAGTCAACATCTTTAATATGTAAAAACGCTGTGGGCTCACTAACTTTATCGGGCATAGTGAATCCCATATCACAAAATTCTCGCAAATAATTTGCATAGACAACATGATCAAAAGTTGAAATCTTTCTATCAACACAGCCAATCAAATCATCCCCATATGTCATGATTTTACACGACTTTCGAAAATCTCGCACACCACAACAATGGAAAAAACCGACTCTTACCAACAAACTATTACATATGCTATTTATGTATGCCGTCAAATTTTGCCCTGACGGGTTCGAACCATGCAATTGTACTAACGTGCCATTATATGACACTGTAGGCATCGCTACGTCTGATGCTATACCACGCATTATATATAGATCACGTTCACTATAATTGCCAGATGCTCGTGCTATTGACAAAAAAATATCAAAAGCACATGAAATCAATTGAGCGGGCAAACGTAAATCCCATTTCTCGTAATCACCAGCCAAAATACGGTCTTCGCCAAAAGTCGTAATGTGATCATGCATTTGTTGCCATTCCAATGAAAAACAATTTATACCAACTGCACATTCTGATTCCAAAGGATGTAAACTTATCAACCTTGCTACGGGCAAAAAATATTTCCTAATTGCCATCTGCAACACAACTGGTGCTGCTTCAAAAACACGTACTTTGTTTTTCCCAATAACTGTAGGCTCGTCCTTTAAACAAGCTTTAAAAATAGGATGACACATCTTACCCTCAAGATATGTTTGTTCCATCGTCTCTAACTCTGCCCAATAAACCGGATCTTTCCAATCCAAAGGACGTGAATGTTCACTAGTACTAGGTAAATCATCTAAATGATTTCTTTTAATTCCATCCAATGGAAACCCCATACTCGTATTTAAATTCATAGCATCTATAAATCTAATTCCATCAATGCCTGACAATATTTCAATCTTATTCAATGGGCGCAAAAACTGTGCATGTAAGTATATCTTAGCCAATAAAGGCTTTTCATAATCCTCCATTGCACGTGCCAACAATTGCGTATCTATGCTGACTCGCGGATTCGCCAAATAATCCATAGTATCAAACCACGGACGCCATTTCTTACCTTCAGGCGCAAAATTGGGACCAGCCCAACGTTGAGGACCAAAATACGGTACCAAAGTTGGAACCAAAATGGAAGAACGAATATCCGTTTTACATGTTGATGGCATACCACTCGACCCATATATTGTCATATTATAATCATCTAACCAATGCACTGGAGAGTATCTATCTAACGTAGGTCGATATTGAATAGACTTACCACAAACATACATAGGAACGTCTCCACCCCCATGTAAAGGGGGTTGGGACCTAATAAATAACATTTTCCTTGCATCGAGCAATTCTTGTCTCAACACAGTCATAGAAAAACCTTCATCACTAGTTCCTTTGGTGCGATCATTAGTCCCCAATAAATGTAATCCCACCAACATGGGATTCACGGTATTAGAGATCAACACAGTACAACAATCACCAGGTACCCAATCAGTACTATGATATGTCCTCACACCATAATATTCTAACCGTTCACCAGACACTGTGGAATAACTATGTGCTAATCCGCTATACCTACCAGCGCCTTTAACTAATTCTCCTGACCGTACTCGCGCTACGGAATAATATAACCCCGAAGTGGGTAAATCCTCGGTAAAATGGTTAGTCAAATCAGAATATGGACCACCTCCAGCATCATAACACAAAACCATATCACCTTGTTGTAAACGTACACAATTAACCCACTGCAAAGTGGTTTTACGTGTAGACCCAGTAGCAGAAGCATTAGTACGAATCACTTCCAACGTTATTGTATCCAACTTATCTGTGAATTGGTCTTTAGCAAACCACATATGATAAGGCATCAAAAACTGGTTTGTGGTAACAAATAACGCACTACAAAATCTACCAGTTGATAATACTTTAATACTTACAATATTTTTACTAAATTTATTCACCATAAAATCCGGTGAATACCCAGAACATTTGGTCGTTGGTTTTACATAGCTGGTCCATATGTTCTTTTCTGAATCACGTGCAAAAATGTCATCTTTAGAAACAGGATCTAAACACCCATGTTCCTTCTTGCTAGCCAACACATATTTAACATATGTTGCTCGCAACACCTTTATGGTCGCCACTACTGCACCAATTGACACCATAGTTATTCCCAACTTCGCCAACTTTTGCAAAGCGGGGTGTGGTAATGCACTGCCTTGCAAATCCATAATTTTAGCAGAAGTATTCTCATACCCAATGCGTTTATACAGTAATGTCTTGCAATAATCACGTGCACATACCATACCTGTGGCTTGCAAACCAACGGCTCCGCATATAGGCAATAATTTCGCACGGCGCGGAAAATAACACGCGCTTGCGCACAACATAATATTGCAAACAGTTAAAGGTAACAACGTGCGCCATAAATTGTTCTGATATGAAGTACGTTCTATCCATGAACCTATCGTACCATAACATTTATTGGTGCGCAAACCAGGGTATGCATATAATAAACAATCATACCAAGCAAATTTTGGCTTTCGCATTCCTACAAACTCAAGAACGTCATTTGACATCAACGATGCCTGCAACAAACGCGTTTCATACCGCCCTGGTAAAACATTGTCTAAAACTGAACGTGCTAATTTGGTACCTGTACGTATAAAATAACCAGACGCTATAGTAACCCATGTTTGATACGAAACCGAACTTACGATTTCATCAATAAAACCAGATTGTTCATCATCCGGCACACATTTTGTACATACACACGATTGTGATATACGATGGCATCCCGAACAAATATCCATTTTAGACTCCAAACATGTATTACGACTCACCATAACTTCTTGGTGAGCATAATAGGCTGCAGACATTTCATAAGTAAAATCCAGAAACTCATAAATGCTACACTTGCTTAAAAATTTCTTTGTCTTCTTATCTTGTACCGTTACAAACTTATATGCTTCATTCATTGAACTTTTATTGTCCTCAGGCAAAGCTTCTTGAACAGTTAATAACCAAATATCTTGTACGGCATTCTTTTCATCAGGATATGCTAAAGACACCTTACGCGCATCAAGTTTACCTAACGTAGCAAATTCAGGACGCACCTCAACAGTGACGTGTAAATGACAACGTCTCAAAATTGAAAATGGCTCGTTTGAATAAATATGAGCATCTAAATCTGCTTTATTTGTCGTGATAGTAACTAATTTTGGTTCCAAAGAAATCTTCCCTTTCTTATCTGCTTCTGCCATAGGTGCATAAACAAAAGTGTTGCCTACCAACATAATCAACAGTTGTGCGGGATTTGTTTCCGACTTTGCAGCCGTAGCATTACACATATCATCCACTATAGCAGCAGTAGCACTAGTTTTATAGTTTGATATAAATTTGTCTGCAGGCTGAATATTAACTATATTCTCATCAGTCGCATCAAAACCATTTGCTAAAAGCAAGGCTTTCACAGTCAACTGATTTATAGTGGTCTTACCCACACCTGACTTACCAACAAATTTAATACAAAACGGAGCAGTACGTAATCCGGCTGACCGTTCAAAACTATCATAACGTTGTTGTACTGCATGCAACTTATGCAACTGTCTCATCAAAGCTGCCTTATCATAAGAACTCGCACACGTTTTGTGCAATGTAGTACCATTAGTTATAGTTTTTACTAACAATGCACCAAACGAACTTGGTGGTTGCTTATGTGCCAACATATAATTGCCTGTTACTACTACACCAATATTTGCTTCTAAAAAAGAACTATCTGTATAAAACTCCCAAACGGGATCGCATGATTCATAAAAAGGTACTAACGAAGAAGATTGAAAACATTTATATCCTGTTTCTAGGAAAAACGTAACAGCCAACAATACTGTATCTAAGGTATCTACGATACCATGAGAAAAATCCAATTTATGAAATTTCACGTTAAATGCTTCAACTGCACTCAACTGAAAACAATCAGGTGCAACCAAGCCAGCTGTAACCAACAACGACACTAAAATACCAGCATGTTTAAATGCAGGGTGTTGTAAATGTGCTTTGAAACTTCTTGCAGTGTCTTGCCAACCTGCCTGTTCATTAACAGGCATTTCATCAGCAAGTAGATTGGCAACAAAATTACGACAACTACTTAACAAAGACGTGTCATTACCAAATCGTGCCTTCAAAAATAACACCATCACTGCAACACATTGTGAAGCGGTAGTGGCAGATTCCAGCACTACGACTGTAGCCACTACATCCTCCAACATGGACAATAAATAATCACCATTAGAAGATTTTGAAGCTTCCCCCAAAACTCCTTGCAAAAACTGTGCAGGTGTATCTTCAACGCCTGAATGTAAATCAAAAAACTGTTTAATAGTGCTTTTCATTTCACTACGTGTAATACCATCATGTACAGCCATGTCTACAATATTCTTTGGAACGTTGACTGCTTCTGAATATGAAATACTCCTCTCACAATGTTGACGTAATGCAACTTCATACTCACTAACTGGGCAACAAAATATAGGATTTTTGTTGCGTTTCTTCCAAGGTTTCGGTTTACTAACACGTGCATTCTTCTTTTTACGTCCAGATTGCGTATTATAATCAACCATGTGTGTTTTAGCTGTAAAAGTACTCCAAAATACCATGTTATCATAAACTGCACATGTAGTAGCAGTCAAACATGAATCACACAAATGAACAATGCCATCGTAACTCAAAGCATGTTCAAAAAACAACAAATTAGTGTCCAAAACACTAAAAGTGCCATCATGTGTCCATCCATAATCATATATCCACCGATCAACAAAATGTTGATTACGGCGGACAAAATGAAATTCTGGATATACACCACAATTGGCTATGGGATCAATATATGACCCAATATATTCAATCACCTCCAAAGGTAATTGATACAAAGCTTGAATCTCTTCTTCAGCCAACGGCTGGTAATAATTTGTATTGGACATTGTGATTTCTGATTTTTAAATATTCAAAAGAATATATATGAGTTGGACGTATTAAAAATCATGAAATTATTTTAAACATTTTTTAAGATAAGATAGAAACAACAAAAATGATATTTGTTACTAAATTGGACCTTCCGATTAAGGAAGAGTAAAGGCATGTTCAGCCAGGAACCATGTTACACCATTAACTGTGCGCAATAAACACAGATCAAACAGATTATGACCACTCGGAACAGAGATATCATAACCCTGTTTAATTTTAACAATTAAACTCCAGAAAAAGTATGGTTAATCTTCTTCCAAACATTCTTAATAAACCTATCGTATACAAAGTATACGGTCAAAACCACTTCATGCGCTCAGGCCATGACATCTATATTGACAATTCTCAGTTTAAAGGTAAATTTACTAAGAAATATTAAATATACAATTGCTTACAATTTTGTATGTAATTAATACTACAGTAATTTCGTAACGACCAAAAAGTCTATTACTTCTCGGGCGTCCAAACCCTATTTTGTTCATCGATACAAAATTACTATAATAAAAATACACAACTATTTTTATTTTATTTTTAACTTGATACATAAAGTCGTGCACAGCGTAATGCTGTTGCTCCCCAGGATACTGTCCCAGGACACGGGTTGGAATATAATAATTCCGTCCGTCGTTTTGACATCTTAACTTTATTGTTATTTTAACGTAGATAAATAACCAAAAATCAAGTGATGACTTTTATTTAAGCGCTAGTCTAAGCGCGTCGAAAAATAGACAAATACAATCTAATGCAGCATTATTAATGCTACACTATTTCTTTGAGCTCCGT